TTTTGGTATTTATATTGTGTAAGATAATATATTTAACCACCTATAAAATGGAGTCAAACGAGACTCCCCCTATCATTAGTGATACTAGACGAATGAAATCTATTAATAAGGCTGTTAAGTATTTTGGTAATATGATGACCCCTGCTTTTAAGTTTTTGGAATCCCGATTCGATATTGATATGCTATTCACTAATGATTACGTCCTTACAATCTCTGAATCTGAGAAATTGAATCATGCTGTTATCCGTGAATTGAAACCTTTTGCTGCTGACTTCTTGAATACTTTAGTTTCTTGTGGTATTAGAATCGTTATTAATGGACCTCTTTGTTATTCTACATTACCTATGTATTATATGAGTTCATTGGACCCGTTTAATGTTTTAAAGACTACCGTCGTTGCTACTTCTGAAACAGAAAGAAGACTTTGGCTTACCGTTGTACATGCTATCCGTTTATACCGTGCTTTACGTCAACAACCTATTCAACATGAAATGGATACTCGCGAAGGACCTGCTACTCAAGAGATGGAAGACCAACTTATTTCTGATGAAGTCTCTCGTAAAAATGAGAATACTGAAATCACTAAAGAAGTTGATGATTCTACTAATGCCCATATTGATGATAGTGTTGATTTACAAATGATTGCTACCACCGAAAACTTTGCTGCGTTGAAGGAATTAACTACTCGGAATATTAGGCTTGTTTTTGATGAACCTCTACAATTCTCTACTACTGACGTTGCTGATCAAGATATTCTTGTTCTTGATGTTCCTAATGGCTTGTATCGTTTTATTGACACTACTATTGCAACAGCACTTCGAAATTATACTCTGATTAAGACTGATATCGAATTCACTTTTAAAGTTAATGCTAATCAGGCTCAATGTGGACGTTATATTGTTGGACATTATCCATGCTGGGATCAAGTTCCAGCTCCTCAAGATAACGTGTATCGTATTCTCCAACGTGACCATGCTATAATTGATATTTCGAAATCTAATGATGTTGTTTATACCTTGCGATATGAAAATTTGAGACCTCTGCTTCCTATCCAATCAAATGAACTTGGTGATATTACTGGCGGAAGCTTTGCTAGAATATTCCTAAAGTGCCTTTCCCCCATGCGCATTGCTGATACTGGAAACCCGATTTGTCCTTTACAAGTTGTTGCTCGCTTCGTCAATCCTATGCTCACTGGTATGAGATTCCCCTTGCCTGTTGATGTTGAGAATCGTACTAGAACCCGTAATGAAATTGAAACTGAATTATTAGCACAAGGTATTGAGGCCAACCCTGGACCCTCACATGTTATTCAGCATGAGGCTCTTGGTCCCATTACCAGACCTGGAAAAGAGAAAATTGTAAGCGCTGTTAAGAACGTAAACTCTGCGTTAGGTTCCATTCCTGTGTTTGGATCTATTTGGAAATGGCTCGGATCTGCTCTTGGAAACACTGCCGTTGCTGTTACTAAAGTTATTGCTAAAGATCAAACGTTTATTTCAAACTTTGAAAATAACCTCAAGTATGTTGGTATGATTAATAAAGATAGACCCGTTGACATCTCCCACCCTTGCCCTTTGTTGCCCCAGCCTGTTCATTCATACTCGTATGGTCGTGGAGCCTACGCTTCTAAGAAATTACGAGTTGAACCTCAATCAACTACTCCTCATTTACCTGGACACGATACTATACAATCTACTCAAAGTGTTTTAGACTTGGCTCGTATTCCTGGATTATGGACTACCTTTACATTATCTACATCTAATGTACAAGGTGATACTTTGATTGAGTTGCCAGCTATTCCTTATGATCCTCGTTATCGCTCACAACTTCCTAGACTGGGTGCCCCAGAAGGGTTGGCAACCGTCCAACTCCCTCCTGTGTCCTACTTTTCTGGTATGTATCAATATTATGCTGGTTCTATAACTTATGAATTTATTCCTATTAAGACTGCATCCCATAATTTTTCTATTCAGGTTGCCTTTGTTCCATTTAATGGTACACCTGGTACTATTACTGAAGAGCAATTACAATCTTGCACTTGGAAAATTATTGATTTTAGAACCTCTACTGAAGGAACTTTTGACGTCCCTTGGCTTTCTACGAGCATCATGCGACAGTGGCCTATTCCTATTTCTGGCGTGTTATCTTCAAATAATACTGCCATTTCTGGTGTCAATACTGG